TTGAAGCTTTCTTCTCCATAAGCTCTAGGCATCCAAGCAACTATAAGCTTTCCAGCATGGTTCATTGTTCCATTGATTCGAATTGATATCTTAACTCCAGCTCTAAAATACTGGTATCTGGAGAGCTTTTCTTTCAAATTGTTATAGTGTGAAATCATGAACCAGGGGAAAGAATAGTTGACTAGCATAGTTCCAACTGATGAGGCTGAAGTCCACAACAGATCTTCAGTATAAACACGGGATAGGACTGCTTGCAAACCATCATCATCATAAGGATTGCTTGGAACCATATGGGTCGGCAATATGGGCTTGTTCGTAGTCTCCCTGATGCTATCGTCTGTAAAGCTAGTCCACTGAATCGTTTGCGTAGTGTTTCCGGTTTCTTCCACTTCCTTTGCCGACTGGGCAATGAATTTGGCTGCTTGTCCATTCCACAAGGGAGGTTCAGACGCTGACTCATTGATGTATTTGTGTTGTAAATAATTGTAATCCATAGCTTCCACCAAAGATCGTACTTTCCAAAATTGAAAATAGAATCTATCACATACATCAACTATCATCATTCTAAACAACTCATGGACATCCTTGGTATGATGGACACATTCTCTGAGTACAGCTTCAGCGTTGACTAGGAAAGCTTGTTCTGGTAGCATCTTGTCAGCTTGCCAATACAAAACTTCTTTGAGGACTTCTTCAGGCAAAGGGGCATATACAACTCCATTTCTCCGCACAATTCGTCTTTTCAAGAAGGTTATTTCTCCTCTATCATGCCAATCTCTAATTACTCCGGTCTTACCAAAATCAGTAAGATTCATTCCAAAATAATATTTCCAGTATGCTATCTGAGTTCTGAAATTCATATCTCCAAAATTGGAAACCATGTTGTCATCACCAAAGTCACAGATTCTTTGTGTTTGCTTGGCAGAGTGTATTGGGTCTGAGAAATTAAAACGTTCTCTAACTCTGTTATAGACTTCAACCTCAGCATCTCCCATATAATCCTGGCGACATTCCAACCATGGTCCTTGTTGTTCCATAAATCTTATTCTTATAAACGTCATAATAATCCACACAGCTAAACTGTTACGAACTGATGTCATATAAGAGCCAGAATTATTCATCAACAACACTAAATACACGTGGTCCACACCAACATGTAATCCAGCATTGTCTCTTTCCAACAACCACTTTCTAAACTGATCTTGTTCTTGGGTCCAGTCTGGGTCGTACATCGCATACCACAACCTACATGCCAAGTCAGCACAATAAGCTAGTTGTCTCTGGGTTGTTCTGTCCATTCCTTCCACATCTCCAGCAGTGAAACGCATATTTTCTAGCCACCAACCAATGGTCTTGGCCATATTTTCCCATTCCGATCTACTGTTTGGATTAACTCCAAGTTTGTAGGACAAATGGTTGTGGGCACGCATGATTCTAGAAACGAAGGCTCCCATATATTGACGGTCTTTGATAGTTTTCGCTTTATTTGCTCCCTTTATCAGTCTCGTACTAAGGGCTTCAACTTTGGCTAGTGGTCTCCTTTCATCCTTGAGGAAATCATTGATGAGTGTATATAGATATTCCTTCCTATCTAAACTGTCCAACGCTGTTCTTATGGGTGTTGTACTATTCACACAGAGAGTATCAGTCGAAGAATCATAAATAAAATAATCTATTGATTTGAATTCTCTATGCATTGTTGAGAGTGGTGCTCCAATAGCAGTCGAAACCTCTAACCTAGTTAGATAATTCGACACAGGTATTCCATTCACAGCATCAAACTCAGATACTATACTCCTTGGTCCATCATCGTAGCCTATGTCTTGGGCTGCTACATAGGCTATTTGTTTCATCAATTCAAAATCTCTTTGTTGGAATTCAATCGGTAATGTACTAGTTTCCTTGATTATAGCTTTCTGAAGTGGCGATACTCCATTCACTTTATTCAGAGCAGCTGGTGCAGTAGTTGGTGGTCCATACTTGGCGGAAAGATATTCCTGGGCTACTGAGGGTTTTATAGCAGATTTCTTAGGAGGGCGGGGTCGGAATTGTGGTACAACAGTTCCTATAGTGTGTCCCGCAGGTCCGGTTTCAAACTGAGGTTTGACAGATTCATCAGGATCCAGGAAACCTGCTTCTACAAGTTCTTCTCTAATCTTTGGTATTTCGGCTAACAACTCTTCGTTAGTCTTATAGTGATCATTCATTACATAAGCGGTTCTATCTGGGGCACCTTCAGCCACGAATTGAGTATCTTTCTGTCTAGAATTTCTATCTTTGTAGCGAGTCAATTGGAGGAAGGATTCGAGAACCTCTTGTGTTACAATATTCCCAACAGCTTCAACTCCAGATCCAGCACAATGCACGCCAACATATCTCCTTTGTTTCGAATTATGTAACAATACATAAAGTGATCCACAATCTCCTTCTGTTGTGTGCATAGGAGCTTTAATATGTTCAGCTAATTGTACAAAAGATTCTTGAGTACTGTACATAAGATCGGTTTCAACTCTACATGATTGAGCCATTCTTTTACTGATATTCAAACCATCAAAAGATACAGCAGCTACAGGTCCTAGTTGTTCTTCCTTGATATCTTCATTCTTAAAGAAGTGATGGATAATATCTCTTCTTTCTTGTACTGTATTGGGGAACTCAATTAAGACTAAATCTCTATCTTCATCCCCATACAAATGCAAATCCTTGGTTTTGATCTCAAGTTTGTCTATGACTACAGTGGTATTATCAGGATCATCTAGCATTCTACTAAGAGAGTGTAATGGTGTTATTGCACAAGTTCCGCAAATAAATACAAGATACACATCTCTCCTCAACGTTTTGTCAGCGTTGGTATTCACAATAGTCATTTTGGCTAGATTCTTGTAGGTCGAATCGTCTATAAGTTTAGTTGCGGCATCAATGGCCGATTGAGCTTTATGGTTCAATGCTACAGGATGGGCAGTCTTGGCTGTTACTTTTGCGGTAGTCTTAGGACTCTTCTTTGGAACTGCTGCCCCTATTGATTGGGCTTGCATCTTTTCTTCAGAATCTATAGATGACAAGAATTGCTCTAAAAGGGGTTTGGTCATACCATAAACTCCTTTCATAGCTAAAACTCCTCCAACTACTAGTCCTAGGGCAGCTATTATCTTCAGCTTGGGATTCTCGGTGGTCATATCTTTCAATTGATTGACTGATTCAGAGGCTAGAGCTTTAATCTTGGTAATATCATACGAAGCTACTAACTGTTTTGTGTTGTCATACAGCTTTCTAGCTTGATCCGTCATATTCTCCATAAAAGTTTCTAATTTTTCTTCCTTCTTCTTGATCCCTAGCTCTTGAGCTATCTTATCCATGCGTATAGGTAGTGTTAATTCAGATTCAACTACACTATTGCCATACACATCCTTTACTAGCTTCTTCATCTGTTCTTCCATCAGCTTGGATTCCTCAGGTGTTTGGTCCGGGTAAGGTCTATTCTCGTGAACATGAGGTATAGGACAAAGTTTCTCGTCTCCAGCTTG